ATGAGGTTAAGAAAAATGAAAGTATTTATTAGTTGGTCAGGCAATAAAAGTCTTAAAGTTGCACAATTACTTAGAGAATGGCTTCCATATATTATTAATTCAATCGAACCGTATGTTTCTTCTGATGATATAGATAGAGGTGCTCGTTGGAGTGTAGACATTGCCAAAGAGTTAGAAGATTCGACTTTTGGTATATTATGCGTGACTAAAGATAATCTAGAAGCTCCGTGGTTATCTTTTGAAGCAGGAGCTCTTTCAAAAACAATGGAAAAATCTTTTGTTGCACCATTTTTATTTGATATAAAGCGTTCTGAAGTTAAGGGACCCATTTTACAGTTCCAGTCTACCATTTTTGAAAAAGACGATATTAAAAAATTGGTTAAGACATTGAATAAGGCATGCGGAGATGCTGGAATTTCTGAGACTCGTATTGATAAATCATTTGAAGTTTGGTATCCGACATTGGAAGAAGGACTAAATAAACTCAAAAATTTATCTTCAAGTAACATAGAAACGCAACAAGCTGAAGAATCTATCCATGCATCTGAGATTCTCGAGGAAATTCTTGAATTATCTAGGGATAATCAAAAATTATTAAAAAATCCTGATAAAAAAGTATATGAAGATATGGATAAAATTAAAGAGATTCTTGAAAGTGTAGATAGGCGTAGTTCTATATCATATGATCAGAAAAGAGTGAACAGAAAATATAGTACAATGCTTCTGGAAGATATTATGCATATGAGTGAAAGTAGAAGCTCTTACGGCTTTCTAATGACATTAAGTTTGTTCAAGGACGATTTTCCTTGGATTTATGATATGGGAAAGGAATTAGTTGACATCTTAAAAGATAACAATGATCCAGAAAATAAGTCAATGGCCATTAGAGATTTTAGAGAAATGGTTGATTACACATGTAGCCATCCTATGATGCGTGAAGTTTTTGGTCGCAGCAAAGGTGGTATGATGCTAATGAAAGAACTTCCGTATGTTTTAATGAAATATATGGATGACATGGCAGATAAATATGCAAATAATTAGCTTAAAATTAGCTAATAATATACAGATGCAAAAAAATAATTTTAGCATGACTGGCTTGCCTATCCTATTTAGATCAGTTGGGTTATTATTTATGTAAGAATTGATTTGATACAAAATATAATTATGTATTAGAATAATAAATCATGAACAGAAAGAAGTATGATATAATTAATGGTGAAAGGGGCTGAAAAAATAAGCTATCAGCAGAGCTTCACCGATATGGAGTACAACAACAGGAAAAGGAAAACTAAAATCAAAAGAGAAGAGTTTTTAGAAGCAATGGACTATCTTATCCATTTGGAAGAGTGGGTCGAAAGAGTAGAACCATGTTATCTAAGTGAGAAAATGCGAACGGGCCGACATGCGGTATTGAAAGTATATTTTATTGCCAATATGTTTTATCTCAGACGGAAGAGTAGAAGAGGCAATGTACGACAGCTATGGCTTTCGTAAGTTTATTAAAATAGTTTTTTTCAACAAATAGGCTTCTGATGCAACAAATTTGTGTAAATTTAGGGAACTGATGATTGACAACGGAATACAAAAAAAGTTTTTTTCGAGAGTATCAACAAATTTATGAATGAGAACAAACTTATCTTAAAAGGCGGTACAATTGTAGACGCTACAATTATTAGCGTTCCTACATCAACAAATAACGAGGCGAAGCAACGTGCTCCTGAAATGCATTCCACAAAGAAAAGAAACCAATGGTATTTTGGTATAAAATGTCATATCTGAGACAGGACTAGTTCACAGTTGCGAAGCCACAAGAGCCAATATCAGCGATATAGAGGTGGCTCACAATCTGTTGCACAAAGACGATAGATTGGCTTACAGAGATTTAGCGTACAGTGCTTTGAACAAACGAAATAAAATTATCAACGATTAAAATCTTTAAAATATTGATTCCAGAACAAACAAAAGGAAACCCTACCGAAAAAAACAAGTGTGAAGAATGACCGGAAGCATATTGGCTCTGCGAAATGGAGAAACAGAAATCTGTTATTAGGGGAAAGGTTGAGTATGTTTTCTACACATTATGAAAAATATCTTTGGATACAAGAAGGTCAGGTATGAGAGATTAAAGAAAAGCTTTGCGCAACGAAATCTACTGTTATGCTCATTTGCAAATCTCTATATGCTCATACACGGAGATCTTCTCAAAAAGCCGAGTTTTTCCGATTGTGAGTAACTGTGTCCAAAAGCAGTAAAAACCAATTGAAATCAAAAAACAACAGATTAAAAGCAATTACTTGTGAACCTATATCTTATTATTAAGGTTGACTGTACTTTGTTATAGAAAGTCAGGCTTTAATCAATGGTTATTTAACAAATATTAATATTCTGATTTATGGGCGAGAATAGAGGAAAATCAACTGTTTTCAAATATGTACTAATGTGATTTTATATATGGAGAAAACTAAACCTAATTGAAATCATTAAAAAATATGCTTAGATTAAAACCGATGGTAGGAGTATAGATTTGCAAATGCAGATTAGTGATTAACCAGTCAATATATGAAACATTTTATTTTGTGATATTAATTTTATAAATATCACATTATACGCATTGTAATATCTTAATTTTTATGCTGTTTCTCTCCACTCGCCAGAGCGCATGACTGTTAATCATGATGTCACTGGTTCGAGCCCAGTTGGGGGAGCCAAAGTAAAAGTCAGTAAATATGCTAAAAACGGCTTGTTTACTAACTTTTTTCTATGTCCAAATATTTTTGTTTTAAAGAGAATATTCATCTCTTTTTATGCGTTTTAATCTCTTATACTACAGATAAACTACAGATTTTCTACAACAAAAGCCGCCGGAAATGTAATCGGGCGGCTTATTTTATGCCAGCAATTTTATTGCTTTATAAAGAGTATCAACCTCTTGGATAATGTAATGGTCAATATCAACCTTATAATCTGTATGTCCCATAAGAGCGATAATATCTTCCTCCCTTGCTCCTGCCGCTGACATCCTTGTTGAAAAGGTCCTGCGGCAAGAATGTGGGGTGTATTCATCACCTAAGCCTATGGCTTGCATCGCCGGGCGAAAACCGTATTTCAAGAAATAATCCTTGTTCATCGCTTTGCCTGTTTCGGAACCTTCGTGTATGCGGCAAAAAATTGTTTCGCCGTTGTGGGCAATACAAGTCTGAATAAGATTTTGAATTTTGGGGTGCACCGGCACAATACGATTTCGACCTGCGTCAGTTTTCTTGCCTGCGACAAAATAGTGTATACCGTTTTCGTAGCGATACTGCTCTGTCGTCAGCTCTAAAAACTCAGACACTCTGAAATTGAGATAGCACATAATGTATACATAGTCCATGTATGGAACTTTGCCCACACTCTGACGGATAAGTTCAAGCTGCACTTCTGTAAATCTTGTAGCTGTAGTTTCTTCCTGTTCAGGCAATTCGATAAAGGTTGCGTAGTCTTTGTTTACTATATCCTCTTTCATCGCAAAGGTGTACAGTGTAGTGAGCAGGCACTTGACTTTATGCAATGCAGAGTAACCTAAGCCCTCACAGATTTTCGGTGTGTTTGTGACCTTATAAGTGCCCTTACCGTTCTTGTCAAGATATTTTAATTTGCCGCCGGCGCCAACTTCGTGATGTGGATTATCGTAATAGTCTATTATGTACTGATAGTCTGATGTGCGTAAATCTCGAAATTTACGCTTATGGAGCAGCTCAAGTTTTATCCAAGCACTCGCATAGTTACCTTTAACGCTCTTGCCAAGTCTATCGTATGCTTTAGTTTTGAGCCATTTAGCGTGCAATTGTTCGAGCGTTATATTATAGCAACTTAAAGGGTTGTATTCATATTCTTGTAGAGCGTTTTCTGCCTCTCGTTTTGTGGCAAAAGCGCCTAAATAAACTTGTTTGCCTGTGGCACTGCTTGCGGCCGCATAAGGTTTTGACTTGTTATCTTTGCGTATATAGATGCTTCCTGTGCCTTTTGTTCTGCGCCTGCTTTTTGGCTTATCAGATGATTGATTTTTACCGCAGTAAGGGCAAAAAATGAAATCGTCTTGTAACTCTCTGTTGCACCTTTTGTTGATACATTTTTTCATAATTTTTACCTCAAAAAGGGTGCAAAAATCCCGTTAAAATCTTGTAAATTTCAACAGGATGTGGTATAATATATTTGCTAATTTCATACACCGTTGCACCTGTTGTAATGGTTCCCGTCCTGTCCTATTGGCGTAGGGTAGGACGGTCTTTTTTTATCTTTTTATGAGTAAAGTCCGCTTTATGGGACTTTGGTAATCGCTATATATAATTTACAATATTTACCACTTGAAATTATCGAACAATGGTTCTATAATTATAAGTAAAGAAATCTTTTTTTGAAAGAAGCTGAAAAATATGTATAATTACAGGAAAATGATTGACGAAATGCTTTCAAAAATCAAAAGCGAAAAGAAGCTTAAAAAGATTTTTGAATACATATGTTTTGTCTATTTCAAGGGTGGCGATTAAGCCACCCTTTTTTATGTAATTAATTTTTTGATTGTTTCAATAACTTGTGCTCTTTCGGCAGGCGGAAGTTTCACAAAGTTTGAAACAATCTTTTTTTCTATGTCTGTCAATTCGTACTCAATCGCTAAATCATCAAGAAATTCATCAGCAACCTCAAAGAACATATCACCTTTGCCTTCTGTAAGCCACAGAGGATTTACATTATATGTTTTACAAATAAGATTTAACATGAATTCTTTTAGTTCAACACGCTCAAGTTCAAGATTTACTACGACAGATTTACTTACTCCGAGCTTTTCCCCAAACTTAGTTTGAGATAAATTTAATGCCTTTCTAAGTTCTTTTATCCTATTCGGTATATCCAACATTTTGACCTCCCTTCTATAATAATTATATCAAATTAAGTGTTGTTTGTCAACAACACTTTAAAAAATAATTCTAAAATTTTTTCAAAAAAGTTGTTGACAGATAACGATTTATGATGTATAATGTTGTCATAGGATAACACAAAAGGAGGTGAAAAGAATGTCAACAACAACAATGTCAACAGCAACAAAAGATAGAGCAGATATAAAACAGCTTATTGAACTTATCAAGAGATTACCCGAAAGCAAGCAGAATTTCGTTAATGGATATGTGCAGGGCGTTTGTGAAACACTGTCCGATAAAAACAAGTCTGCCTAACAGCGGCAAGCAGAAAGCGAGGTGAGAGCAATGTTTTACAATGAACTTGACTATTTGGACGATGAAGAAGCTGATACAATTTGTTCAAGTAAAATTCCAACCGAAGACGAATTGGAAGATAATCTAAACAAAGTTATTGACGAAAAGCTACTTCATTCGTTCTATCTGCTTGGCAAGTATGATGTCAAGATAGAGAGAGCATACCGAGAGGGGTTCAGGAGCGGTCTTGCACTGACTATTTCGGTTACCGCTCTATTATTATCACTGGTGGCATTAATATGGAAACTACAGACAATATTAACGCTATTACCGAAATGATTATCGGGACCCAAAAACGGATTTTTTCTTTTCTGCGGTATAGTAAAAACATTTTCCCTTTTTTAGAAATACAGTAGTATTTAGGATCGGGTGAATAGTCAATAAGATGATAACGCAACAAGAAAGAATATTTTTCTTTAAATTTATAGTCAACATCTTGTTTTAAAAGTTTATTACCTTTATATAATGACCTAAGTATTCTCACTTCTGATTTATCAAGAATGAGGTCTTTATGAGAAGTTGACATAGTGTGCACCTCCTTTCATAGTTAATCATAGCATTTAAGGTCGTGTAAAGCAATAAAATATCGAAAAGCAGGTGAGAAAATGGCAAAACTTAAACTTATTGACACAAAGGACAAGTTTCTTCTTGAAATTGACGGAACAGAAATCCCGTATGTTACAAGCTATCAGATTACCCGAACAGTAGGCGATGTGGTACTGCTCAAGCTGGCACTCAGCGTCGCCAATGTGGAAAAGGTTGAAATCGTATCAGACAAAATTACAGAGGAGAGCAGGAGGGAGTAATATGAATAACACTTTACTTATCAATCCAAAGACCGGTCAGGAGTATGACGATGTTCCGCCGACCATAGCGGCGAAGTTCCTCGGCGTGGCTCTCAATTTCGTGTATGACGGCTTAAAGCAAAAAGCGTTGCCAATCGGCACAGCAGTACAGAGCGAAAAAGGCAGGTGGACATACAATATTCCTTGCGACAGGCTCAAAGCATATGCAAGCGGTATTGATGTTTTGCAGACCACACAGATTTTAGAAATGTTTATCAACAGAAAGGAGGCATAACCAATGGCACTTAGACACATTAAAACAAAACGCAGTCTTAAGGACGAGAACAAGCACTTACATAGCTTAGTCAAGCACCTACAGATTGAGCTCGAGAACGCAAGGCTTGACCTTTGCATTAAGAATGACGCAATCAACGGTTACAAAAGCGAAAACGCAAGGCTTAGACAACGCATTAACAGTATGTATGCGTATGATGTTTTCGGAGAGGAGGTGTAACAGATGATAGAAAATGTTTTAGAACGAATGAAAAGGATTGACGGGCAGAGGAAAATCTCTGATTTCATTGTTAAGCAAAAACAAGATTATGAATTTAAAATCAGATATGCAACTATCAGAGCAAGAGAATTTGTAGAAGAATGCGATAAGCGAGAATTAAACTATCACGTTTCCGTTGGCGGTCTTGACAGCATTACATTATTTATCTTTTTAAAATCAATCGGAATCCACGCACCGGGAATCAGCGTTTCTTATCTTGAAGATTCAAGCATCCAAAAAATTCATAAAGAGCTCGGAATAGAAAAATTAAAACCGTCAGTTCGATATGTAGATAGTACAGGAAAAGAACACCGTTGGACTAAGCAAGATATAATTCAGGAGTTTGGATTCCCTGTTTTATCAAAAGAAATAGCGTCAAAAATTGAAACGCTTGCAAATCCGACCGAAAAAAACAAAACTGTTCGACACGCTATTGTAACAGGCGAAACAGGTGCATATGGTGGTTATCAAAAAAACAGTCGTATGAAAATGTCGCAAAAGTGGCTTGAAAAGTTCGGTGGTTATGCAAACGATGAAGAAGGCACGAGTTATCAAATTCCAAATTTCAAAGTATCATCAAAATGCTGTTATTATCTGAAAGAAAAACCTTGTGATGTTTGGGCAAAAGAGCATAACAGCGTACCTTTTCTTGGGCTGATGGCTTCCGAAGGCGGAAGAAGAGCTAAATCTCTAATGATAAATGGCTGTAATTATTTCGGTAAATCTACAATCAGGTCAGCACCGTTTGCAATTTTCAACAGACAAGATATTTTACACCTTGCACTTGAACTTCAAGTACCTGTTCCCGAAATTTACGGAACGATTGAGCGCAAAGATGACGGTACTCTGTATACAACAAAAGCTCAGCGCACAGGCTGTCCTATGTGTGGATTTGGTATTCAACTTGAAAAAAGGCCACATCGATTCGACTTGCTTAAAGAGCGCAATCAGAAAGAATGGGAATATTGGATGTACCGTTGCTGTACGGATAGTAAAACAGGTGAAAAATATGGTTGGGCAAGGGTGCTTGATTATATCAATGTTGACTACAAAGAAGAAAACCGCTGAAGCTTTCGCACAGCTCCAACGGTTTAAGAATATAATATGAAATCAATCGACATTATTATATCCTTAATTTTATAAAAAATCAAGATATAAAGGAGAAAAAAGAATGTCAGTAAAAATATCAGCTTTTGAAATTGAAAATGTTAAGAGAGTAAAGGCGGTTGCTTATGAACCGACCGAAAACGGACTTACCGTGCTGGGCGGTAAAAACGGGCAGGGCAAGACGTCTGTTCTTGACGCAATTGCTTGGGCTCTCGGCGGTAATCGTTTCGCTCCGTCTGCTCCGTACCGTGAGGGTTCAACAATTCCGCCACATCTAAAAATCAAGCTCTCAAACGGTATTGTTGTGGAGCGCAGCGGTAAGAACAGCAGCCTTAAAGTAATTGATACCTTAGGCAACAAAGGCGGACAGGCTTTGCTTGACGCATTTGTCAGCAACTTTGCTCTTGACCTGCCAAAATTTATGAATGCAACAGGCAAGGAAAAAGCTGACACGCTCCTGCAGATTATCGGTGTAGGCAACAGAGTTTACGAGCTTGAAACGCAAGAAACACAAGTATATAACGAGCGCCGTGCTATCGGTCAGATTGCAGACCAAAAGAAAAAGTTTGCCGCCGAAATGCCCGAGTTTGAGGGCGTGCCGAATGAACCTGTGTCAGCCTCGGAACTTATCAACAAACAGCAGGAAATTCTTGCACGCAACGGTGAAAATAACCGTCTGAGAGCAGAAAAAGATAACCTTGAAAACCGTGCCAATAATTTGCAGAGCGAAATCAACAGGCTTAACGAGGATTTGAGGAAATATAATTCCGAGCTTACAAAAGTGCTTGTACAGCTTGAACAGAGCAGAAAGACCGTTGCCGAACTGCACGATGAAAGCACGGCAGAGCTTGAAAGAAACATTACCGAGATTGACGAAATTAACCGCAAAGTCAGAGCAAACCTCGATAAAGCAAAAGCTGATGAGGACGCAAAGGAATATTACGGCAAGTACGCCGATATGACGGCACAGCTTGAAAAAATCCGCAAAACAAAATATGACTTGCTCAACAACGCAAATTTGCCCCTTGACGGCTTATCAGTTGAAAAGGGCGAGCTTACATACAACGGTTTTAAGTGGGACAACATGAGCGGTTCGGAACAGCTTCGTGTCGCTACGGCAATTGTTCGCAAGCTCAATCCCGAATGCGGATTTGTCCTGCTTGACAAGCTCGAACAAATGGATACCGACACACTCAAAGATTTTGCAAAATGGCTTGAATCAGAGGGCTTGCAGGCTATTGCAACAAGAGTTTCAAACGGCGATGAATGCTCAATTATCATTGAGGACGGCTATATTAAGTCCGAAACCGCACCTGCAGCAACACCAACTTGGACAGAAGGAGAGTTTTAATTATGGCTACAAGAACTACAACAGCAAAATCAAATACAAATGAATGTGTAATCCAATCGACTGTGTTGTCATTGATGTTGACGGCAATAAAATCAACTTTTCAGATGTACAGGGGGGTAAGATAATGAACATCACAAAAGGTAAAATCAAGTCGGCTCAAAAGGTTGTAATTTACGGTCCCGAAGGTATCGGCAAATCAACTTTTGCTTCGCAGTTTCCGAACCCTCTGTTTATCGACACAGAGGGCAGTACAAAAAACCTTGATGTTGCGAGAATGGATAAACCGACATCGTGGACTATGCTCAAAAGTCAGCTTGAATATATCAAAAACAATCCGACTGTATGCAAAACAGTTGTTATTGATACAATTGACTGGGCGGAACAGCTTTGCATTGACGATATTTGCTCAAAGTACGGCAAAAAAGGTATTGAAGATTTCGGCTACGGAAACGGCTATGTTTATGAAAAAGAGGAGTTCGGCAGATTCCTGAACAGCCTTGAAGATTTGATTGACAGAGGTATCAATGTTGTGCTTACCGCACACGCACAGCTCCGCAAATTTTCACAGCCTGACGAAATCGGCGAGTATGACCGTTGGGAGCTTAAACTCGGCAAAAAGACTGCTTCACAGATTTCTCCGCTTGTAAAAGAATGGGCGGATATGGTGCTTTTCGCTAATTACAAAACTATCGCAGTCGCATCGGATAAAGACGGAAAAAAATATAAAGCTCAAGGTGGCGGCAGAGTGATGTACACACTTCATCACCCTTGTTGGGACGCTAAAAATCGTCACGGACTGCCGGAGGAAATGGAGTTTGATTATTCAGGTATTTCACATATTTTTAATAATAATACAGTTTCAAACCACACTGCCCCAGTTACACCTACTCAACCTGAACCGAATGCTTCGACTGTGCCGGCACCTATACCAATTCAGCCTGAGCCACCTGTAACTGAACCGGTTGCACAGCCTAAACCGTTATACGAGCCTAATATTCCTGACGATATTCCAAAAGCTCTTGCCGATCTTATGAGAGCAAACGGAGTTGATGAAAGCGAAATCAGACAGGCAGTATTTACACAAGGGCATTATCCTTATGAAACACCGATTAAAAATTATGACCCGCGCTTTGTTCAAGGCTGCTTAGTAGGCGCTTGGGATAAAGTCTTTCAGGTAGTAAGCAACAACAGAGATTTACCATTTGAATAAGATAAGAAAGGAAGATGAATAATGGATAGAGAATTTGGTTGGAATGACGAAATAACCGAAGAGGGCGGAAATTATGAACCGCTCCACGAGGGTAATTATGATTTTACAGTAGCAAAGGTTGAGCGTGCTCGCTCACAGGGTAAAGGTAAACTGCCACCTTGCAACATGGCAAAAGTGACTTTTGATGTATGGGGAGCAGATGACAAGAGAGAAATTACAGTTAATTTTGTATTGCACTCCTCACTTGAATGGAAGCTGTCACAGCTCTTTTTGTCCGTGTCAATGAAAAAACACGGCGAACCGCTCCGTATGGACTGGACAGGCATTATCGGCAAGAAAGGTAAATGTCAGGTTATCATCCGCAAATATGTCAAGAACGACGGCACAGAGGGCGTAACAAATGACATCAAGCATTTATACGCTTATGATGAGCAAGTGACAACCGTATCGCCTATTGTAGCACAGTCTGCACCTCAGCAGTATGTACAGCCTACATATCCGCCACAGTATAACACACAGCCTGCAATGCCAAATACTGCGACGACGAATAACTGGACACCGGGTAGCTTTTAATGCAGTTACGACCGTACCAGAATGAAGCGAAGAATGCCGTTTTCTCCGAATGGGAAAACGGCAATTTAAAAACATTACTTGTCTTGCCTACAGGCTGTGGCAAGACAATAGTTTTTGCAAAAATCACTGAAGAATGTGTCCGTCGAGGTGACAGGGTGCTGATACTTGCCCACCGTGGAGAATTGCTCGACCAAGCGGCGGACAAAATCAAAAAAGCAACAGGACTTAATTCGTCGGTTGAAAAAGCTGAGCAAAGTTGCATAGGTTCGTGGAACAGGGTTGTTGTAGGCTCTGTACAGACGCTTATGCGTGAGAAAAGGCTGTCAAACTTTGGCAGCGATTATTTTGACACAATCATTATTGATGAAGCACATCACTCAATCAGCGACAGCTATCAGCGTGTGCTTGAGCATTTTGACAATGCGAAAGTGTTGGGTGTTACCGCAACACCCGACCGAGGAGATATGAAAAATTTAGGAACAGTATTTGATTCGCTTGCGTATGAATACACACTCCCTAAGGCTATCAAAGAGGGGTATCTGTCACCGATTAAAGCTGTGACAATACCGCTTACACTTGACCTTTCGGGAGTTGCCACACAGGCAGGAGATTTTAAAGCAAGTGATATTGACACGGCACTTGATCCGTATCTTTATCAGATTGCCGAAGAAATGAAAAAATACTGTAAGAACCGTAAAACTGTTGTGTTTTTACCACTTGTAAAAACATCGCAGAAATTTAGAGATATTTTGAACGGAAAAGGCTTTAAAGCGGCAGAGGTAAACGGTAACAGCGAGGACAGAGCAGAGATATTGCAGGACTTTGAAAACGATAAATACAATGTCTTGTGTAACTCAATGCTTTTAACCGAGGGTTGGGACTGCCCAAGTGTTGACTGCGTTGTTGTTTTAAGACCTACAAAGGTGCGCGGGCTTTACTGCCAAATGGTCGGCAGAGGTACAAGACTTGCTCCAAACAAGACGGAGCTTTTGCTCCTTGACTTTTTGTGGAATACAGAGCGACACGAACTTTGCAGACCTGCACATCTCATTTGCGACAACGAAGAAGTCGCACAAAAGATGACCGAAAACTTATCAGAACAGGCAGGCTGTCCGATTGACATTGAAGAAGCGGAGAAAAAAGCAAGTGAAGATGTTGTTGCTCAGCGTGAAGAGGCGCTTGCAAATCAGCTTGCGGAAATGCGAACACGCAAACGCAAACTTGTAGATCCGCTGCAGTATGAAATGTCGATTCAGGCGCAGGACCTTGCAGGCTATGTTCCTGCATTCGGCTGGGAGTGTTCTCCGCCTACAGACAAACAGAAAGCAAAACTTGAAAAGCTCGGAATATTCCCTGATGAAATTCAGAGTGCCGGCAAAGCAAAACTTATTCTTGACAGGCTCGAAAAGCGAAGAATTGAGGGCTTAACCACACCTAAACAAATCCGTATGCTCGAAAGCAGAGGTTTTCAGCATGTGGGCAAGTGGCAGTTTGACGAAGCGTCAACCTTGATTTCAAGGATTGCCGCAAACGGTTGGAGAACTCCGAAAAACATTAACCCGAAAACATATGTACCGCAAAGCGAGGTGAATACGGTTGGACTTACTTGAAGCACTTGAATATATAAGACCGGCTGACCTTGACTATCAAGAATGGGTAAATGTCGGAATGGCACTCAAACAAGAGGGATACAGCGTAAAGGACTGGGACGATTGGAGCAGAGCAGACAATCGTTATCATAGCGGAGAATGTGAAAAGAAATGGCAGAGCTTTAACGGCTCTGCCTCACCGGTTACAGCCGGCACAATAATCCAAATGGCTAAGGACAGAGGGATGGCTTTTCGGGAATCGAAAGAGCTTGGTTGGGATGATGAAATTGCTTTTGAACAGGGCAATATCGGAGTAACAGCCTGTGAGGGTGTAAAGTTTCACGAGCCTGCAAACTGGAATCCTGTGAATGAAATTGTAACTTACCTTGAAACCCTCTTTGACAGCTCCGAAAATGTCGGCTATGTAACCGAAACTTGGGAGAAGAACGATAACGGCAAGATTAAATATCTGCCTACAAAGGGCAGTTGTGACCGTACGGCAGGTGAGCTTATTGCCGCCCTCAACAATTGTGACGGTGATATTTCAAATGTATTCGGTGATTACAAACCCGAGGCAGGAGCGTGGATAAGGTTTAATCCGTTGGACGGTAAGGGCGTTAAAAACGAGAATGTAACCGATTATCGTTACGCTCTGGTGGAATCTGACTGTATGGCTCTTGAAGAACAAAATGCAATCATCAGAGAGCTTGAGCTGCCTGTTGCGGTGCTTGTTTATTCGGGTGGAAAATCAGTCCACGCTATTGTTAAGATTGATGCTGCAAACTATGACGAGTACCGCAAAAGGGTTGATTATCTTTACAATGTATGCCGTAAAAACGGCTTTGAAATCGATAAACAGAACCGCAATCCGTCAAGGTTGAGCCGTATGCCCGGTGTTATCCGCAATGGCAAAAAGCAGTTTATCATTGACACAAACATCGGTAAATCCGATTTTTCCGAGTGGAAAGACTGGGTGGAGAGTATCAACGACGATTTGCCTGACCTCGAAAACCTCGCAGATTTTTTTCAAAATCCTCCCGAACTTGCTCCGCCTCTTATTGACGGTATTTTACGACAAGGACATAAAATGTTGCTTGGTGGTCCTTCAAAGGCCGGCAAATCTTTTGGACTTATCGAATTGTGTGTAGCAATAGCAGAGGGCACGAAATGGTTTGGCTTTCAATGCACGCAAGGAAATATCTTGTATGTAAATCTTGAACTTGACCGTGCTTCCTGTTTTCACAGATTCAAGGATGTATATGAAGCACTGGGACTTGAACCGAAAAATCTCAACAGAATTGATATTTGGAACTTGCGCGGTAAGTCCGTGCCTATGGACAAGCTCGCACCTATGCTTATACGCAGAGCCTTGAAAGGCAATTTTATAGCGGTTGTGATAGACCCAATATACAAGGTAATTACCGGTGACGAGAACAGTGCTGACCAAATGGCACACTTTTGCAACCAGTTTGACAAGGTATGTACAGAAATCGGATGTGCGGTAATCTACTGTCACCATCATTCAAAAGGTTCTCAAGGCGGTAAAAAGTCAATGGATAGAGTTTCGGGTTCGGGGGTTTTTGCTCGTGACCCTGATGCACTTCTTGACCTTACACAGCTTGAAATCGGCGATAATCTAATCAAGCAACAGCAAGACGAAGCAACCTGTGCAATATGCAAAAACTGGATAAGCAGATTTAATAAAAACATTGATGAGTTATGTTCTCAAGATGATTTAGTTACTGCTTCTAAAATGCTTGATATAGCCGAAAATGCTCTTCCTAAGCAGTCTTACATGCTAATGCTTAATGATATAGCTAAGTCAAATAAAGCTGTACAGGGCCGCACAGCGTGGCGAATAGAGGGCACACTAAGAGAATTTCCAAAATTTGATGCTCTAAATTTGTGGTTTGATTATCCTATACACAGAGCTGATACAACAGGTGTGTTGAAAGACTGCAATTTTGAGGGCGATTATAACATCAAAGGCTCGCCCTACAAAAAGAATTTCAGCAAGAAAAAGAGTGAATCGGAACGCAAGCAGGAACAAAACGATGCCCTCGAAACAGCCTTTAGCGGTGCTGAAGAAAACGGTCAGGCAAATGTAACTGACTTAGCAGAATATATGGGAAAGTCCGAAAAAACGGTCAGACGATACATAAAAGAGCACGGCGGTTTTTGGATAGACGGCGGTGAAGTAGGGCGAAAGGACACGGACAAAGTCGAATAATTTGTCTGTCTGTCCGAGAGACAAAGTCGATAAATTTTATGTCCCTGTCCGTGTCCCTAAGACGGACAAAGTCGATAAATTATCGAGAATGTCCCTCTCGGACAAAAACAGGGACAAAGTCGATAAATTATCGAGAATGTCCGAGGGACAGACAAAACTATATATACTACGTATATATAAACGGTTTCCGTTCTCTTAAGGTCACAGGGGTGAAGTAGTTGTGCGAAGCTTACGCACAACAACTCCTTCCCCTGACCTGTGACTAAAAGCAAAATTCAAAAATCAAAAGTAACTTTAATGCTTTAAAGGAGTGAAATATTAAAAATGAATTTTTTTATGGCGATGATACCGCCGACTGTAACTGCACAGGAACATAAGGTTATGGTAAAAAACAGCAAACCTGTTTTTTATAATCCGCCCGAGGTGAAACAGGCAAGAGAAAAGCTCACATCACATTTGGCAAAGTTTAAACCGTCAGAACCGTACAAGTCGGGTGTCAGACTGATAACAAAATGGTGTTTTCCTCGCGGTAAACATCAGGACGGCGAATATCGTATAACAAAGCCCGACACGGACAATCTGCAAAAAATGCTAAAAGACTGTATGACCGCTCTCGGCTTTTGGTCTGATGACGCACTTGTCGCAAGTGAGATATGCGAAAAGTTTTGGGCAGAGGTTCCGGGCATTTACATCGAGGTGGAAATGTTGTGAATATCTCGGAAGTTAAACGAAACCTTGAAAGAACTGTGTTGTACAATGGTGCAGAATACATTCTGACAGGCTGTATCATCAGACGAAGCATAACAGGAAAGTTTTATTATCAGGCTGAAATAAAGGATTTAAACGCTAATTCTGCATTGTTGTATTGCAGACTTGAAGATTTGGAGGAGATGAAATAAATGTATTCAGCTATATGTCAAATATGTGGTAACGAATTTACAGCAATAGCAAAAACAACAAAATATTGTTCAGCTTGTGTCAGTAAAGCCAAAGCCGAGGCGGCGCTACACAGAAAAGAGCAGTTAAACAGACCGCCGACAACCGATACAGAATTTTTAATATGTTTATATACATACAGAGGTGATTCGATATCACGCATTGCAACGGATTTGAACAGAAGCGAAGAGGATGTTCAAAGCATATTAAATGAAGCAAAAGCAAGCGGTCGTTATAACATGCACATACAAAAACATCTTAACTCTGTGAATTACAAAAGTACACTTATTGAGGATAAAGAAAATGATTGATTGTTCAAGAACTGAAAATTACTTTGCCGAAAGACAAAGAATGACGAAGCTACAGAAGGACGGAATATGTAAACTTAGCTGTACGGACTGTCCTTTGAGCAGTTTTAATAATGACACAGGTGTTCAATGTTCGATTTTTGAAATGCTTTACCCTGAAAAAGCAATTGCGATTGTGCAGAAATGGTCGGATGAACACCCGCAAAAAACTTATTTGAGTGAGTTATTGGAGCGTTTTCCGAATATTTCACTTGACAATGACGGAACGCCCAATTTTTGTCCTTATCGTTTAGGGCTTATGAGCATAGATGATTGCAGAAATGATGGTAACTGCGTTATGTGTTGGAATCAGCCTGTTCCTATTGAGGAGAGTGAAAGTAAATGAGGGAAATATTATTCAGAGGTCAAACTCGCAGATATGGCGAAAAAGTCACATGGAGTGGTAAAAAAATAAAAAGCAATTGGGTTTACGGCGGTATTTTCCCACAGAATGGTGAGGGTGATTTTGCAATAATTTATCAGCAAAAGCCTACAGTAGAAAAATATCCTGTTTACGCAGATACAGTCGGACAGTACACAGGAATGAAAGATAAGAACGGTGCTAAGATTTTTGAGGGTGATATTTTGGCGTTTGATTATATGGACGGCAGTAAAGGAATTTACGAAGTCTTTTGGGACGGCAATAACGGCAAGTTTGCTATTGCAGCAAGCGGCAACAGAAATTGTGTTGATGATTTCAAGTTGTTTGACGAGTTGTTTGAAAGGAACGAGTATTTTAAGCTGTTTGAAGTCATCGGCAATATTTTCGACAATCCAGGTTGGGTGGGAGATGAAAATAATGTCTGAAAAAGAATTAAAAATTCGTGAGGTATGCGGTGATTATGCGTTGGATATACCGTTCGCAGACGGTAGTGTAAACACGATATACTTTAATTCAAAACGAAATGCCGAAACAGTTAAGCATATTATCGAAGTTGACGAAAGTAAACCCAACGAAGCAACCGTGTGTGATATGCGAGAGATTAAACACGGAAAGTGGGAAGAAATTCGAGATGCCTATAGGCAACTTGAAGGATGGATTCATACTGAGTGTGGTAGAGAGGTAAAAATTAAAGAGAATTATTGTCCGAGTTGCGGTGCAAAGATGGATAAGGAGTAAAAACAATGCCTTGTAAAAAATGCGGATTGCAATACTCAAGTTATTGCGTTGATTGCGTATATGTAAAAACAGGACTTAACTTAAACGATGAAAAATATCACGAGATTTTGAAATTAAGGAGTGAGCAAGAATGAAAGCCCATATAACTAAAGAACCTGCTGGCATATGTGAGTATTATACACAAGATTGTAGTTTATCTTTTCTCGCTACCGTTATATATAACCCACCTAAGAATAGTCATAGGAACGCACCATGACCTTGTGGAAGCGGAAAGAAATATAAAAGATGTTGCTTGATGAAAGTGAGGCAGAAGAATGACATCAAAAGAGACTATGTATAAAGCAATCAATACATATGGTGTGGAAAATCAGATGATAAAGACGGTCGAAGAGTTGTCTGAATTGTCGCAGGCTTTGTGTAAAAGCCTTATAAGATTAAATTATACTAAAGAAAAAATATCACTTGAAGATGATTTGAAATCTGTTGATAATATTTTTGAAGAAATAGCAGATGTTGAAATTATGCTTGAACAATGCAAGATAATGTTTCAATGTGATAAAGAAGTGAATGAATGGAAACATAAAAAGATTGAGCGGCTTGAAAGAAGAATTAACGAAAAGAGAAAGGCGAAGAACGATGAATGAATTAATTATAATTAAGCCTTACCCGTTCTGCGGCAGTAAGGTAACACTTAAGAACATAAATCCGAAAGACGCTGACGAGGAAATGTATATGTTTGAGTGTACTAACGATGATTGTGCCTCGGCTGTTTGCTTTGGTGATTACAGTACCGACAGAGCAACAGCAATCAAAAATTGGAATAAGCGTGTTAATGGGCAAACTACATATTTCGGCAATGTCGGTACACTTAATATTGATATGAGGTGATAATTTGACCGCAAAAGAAATCAAAGACATAAACCGAGAAATTACGAGGTTAAAAGCTAAGATTGCACGCATAGCCGCCGAGGCTGACAATACATCGCCTAAGCTGTCGGATTTACCGAGTGCAGGTCAAACATCGGACAAGGTCGGCAATGCGGTGGTGCAGATTGCCGATATTCAGCGTGATATTCAGAACCTTGAAATCCGCCGAAACGCAGCGCTCAACAGCCTCTCCCGTGACGATTTTGTGGAGAACTGCTTATTTATGCACCTTAGCCTGCGATACAGCTGGGCGAAGATAGCAGTTGATACAGGCGGAATAAATACACCGGATAACATAAGAAAAATGTGCAACCGCCACCATTGGTAAATTTGTCCGTTTTTCCGTTTTAGGTGCGGTATAATGTAAACTGAAGAAAGCAACAAAACGACATAGGCATTTGTTGTGTCCTCCTAAAATAAATCGCACAGACCGCTCTCGTTTGAGGGCGGTTTTGTGTTAGCGTGAAAGGCGGTGTTGTATTATGGCTATGCTAACAGCTAAGCAACAAAGATTTTGCGATGAATATTTAGTTGACCTTAATGCAACACAAGCCGCAATAAGGGCAGGATATTCAAAAAAGAACGCAAATAATATAGCAAGTGAAAACTTGGCAAAACCCAACATAAGGGAATATATAGACAAAAGATTATCTGAAAAAGAATCAAAACTAATTGCTCAGCAAGATGAGGTTCTGAAATACCTTACTGCAGTTATGAGACGTGAAAAGAAAGAAAGCGTTGTTGTAACAGTCAGTCAGGAAGAGTCAACATACAAACCTGATGAAAATGGTACAATACGAAAACATACAATTAAAAGCGAAGTGCCGGAGATAGTAACGATACCAACAAGAATATCCGACGCAAACAAAGCGGCCGAGTTGTTAGGTAAAGTATATAGCCTTTTCAAGGATAAACTTAATGTTGACGCAAAGGTTGAGCAATCCGAAAAGCTCTCTGATGTGTTCAGGCAGTTAGGCGGTGAGGGGCTTGACGAATAAGATACAAAATAAGTTGGAGGTTACAACTATGAAAGAGATATTCAAGAAAGTTACATTAAAGGATTTTGAAAGATACGTTGATAATCTTGAATGGTGCACGCCGCAAGAGAATAGTGAACACGCATATAGAACTAAGGCTGATTATCGAGAAGAATGTAAAGTCAACATTGTTAAAGCACAAAATCGTTGTAAGAAGAAGCTGAAAATGATCGTTAACGGCAAAGTTCAATGTGTTTTTGGTTCTAAATCAGAAGCCGCCAAAAAGCTAGGGGTAAATGAAAAGACGATATACAACTATCTTCACGGAGCAACAAAGCCTATTGGTTATGAGCTTTTGGAGGTGATGTAAATGCCTTTGAGTAAATTCCCATTGTCACAAAAATATATAGATTTTATCAACAGCGTAAACAATGTAAGTGCGGATTTTCTTGAGGGTACTTAACTACTGCTTCCGGAAAGACAACGGTCGGTGCCGGTGTAAAGTTTATGCGAATGGTGTCGCAGTCGCCGAAGAAGCTTCACGCCATTGCCGCAAAGACAACGGGTAAAGCCGAAGAAACGATTATTCAGCAGGATAACGGTATTCTCGACCTGCACCGAAACGCAGTTTACTGTGGCAACGGCGACAAGGATTACAAACTGCCGCATATCAAGTTTGAGGGCAAAATTATCTATATTCTCGGCTACAGCAGTCGGGATAAATGGGAAATGGTACTCGGCGCACAGTTCGGCTGTGTGTATATTGATGAGATAAACACCGCAGATATTGAGTTTATCCGAGAGATGTCAACCCGTAATGACTATTTGCTTGCAACACTTAACCCCGATGACCCGTCTTTGCCTGTCTACAAGGAATTTGTAAACCGTTCAAGACCGTTTAAGAAATATGCAAAAGATGTTCCGCCCGAGATTATGGCGGAGCTTAACGAAGAACCTGTGCCGGATTGGCGGTACTGGTTCTTTTCTTTTACTGATAATTTAAGCCTTACACCCGAACAGGTTGAAAAGAAAAAAGCCTCTGCTCCAAGAGGAACAAAGCTTTATAAAAACAAAATCTTAGGATTGCGAGGCAGGGCAACAGGGCTTGTATTCTCAAACTTTGAGAGGGCAAGGCACATAAAAACAAAAGAATGGGCAAAGCGGTTTTTAAACTCCGACCGTAAAAGCGAGCATTTTATTCAGTTTACGGCAGGACTTGACACCGCATATTCGCAGAAGTCACCCGACACAATCGCAATGACTTTTTTCGGTATTACAAACAAGGGCAAGTGTATTCAGCTTGACGAGAGGGTGTATAACAATGCCGAACTGCAAACGCCGATTGCTCCGAGTGATACGGTACGAAATTTCGTTGATTTTCTTGACCGCAACCGTGAGGAATGGGGCTTTGCGAGAACTGCTTTTATTGATAATGCGGACCAAGCAACGATTACAGAATATCAAAAGTACAAGCGACAGCACGGCTGCATTTATGACTTCGCAAATGCCTGGAAGAAAACCAAGATTATCGATAGAATTAACCTTGTGCTCGGCTGGCTTGCCACCGACTGTTATTTTGTGCTTGAACATTGTAAAAACACGATTGCCGAGTTTGAGATTTACAGTTGGCGAGAAGATAAAGACAACACACCTGAGGACGGCCACGACCATTGCATTAACAGCGGTCAATACGCATGGCTGCCTTTTAAAAATATTATTGGAAGTGAAATAAATGGGGCTGATAAACAGAATGGCTGATACAATCAGAACAGGATTAAGGAATTTTTTACATATCACTAAAGCGCCCGACAGAACGATAACCGTTGACGAAACGAGCAATCATCAAACTGAATGCTTTACCAACCGCATTTGGTATTGGGGCAACAGCAGACAGCTTTCACAGCTTTACACACAGCTTGACAGCGACAAAACACGCTTTTGGTCTGCCGAGTGTACCAAAGGGCTGAAAATAAGAAAAATCCACACGGGCTTGCCGGCTCTCATTTGCGATACACTCGCTAATATTGTGATTGCAGACTACAACGGTACAGAGGTTACAAGCAAAAATACGACAGCTTATGCCGAACGGTGGGCGGAGATAGAGAAAGAAAACAAACTCGCAGGTGTAATAAAGCAAATGCTCCTTGACCTTTGTGTTGTCGGTGACGGTGCTTTTAAGGTCAGCTTTGACAAGGCTGTATCAGATGTTCCGATTGTTGAATGGTATCCTGCCGAAAACATCGACTTTACTTATGTGCGCGGCAGAATCAGAGAGGTTAAGTTTTATACCGATTACACGCAAAATCACCGACATTTCCGTTTTGAGGAAACATACGGCTACGGCTATATTCGTTATGCTTTGTATGATGATAACGGCAGAGAGGTCGATTTACACACAGTTAAGGCACTTGATTGGATAGACAGCAACGGTGTAACCTTTGACACATCGTATATGTGGGCAGTACCGGTTATTTACGGCAAATCGTGCCACAAGGGCAGGGGTGCAGGCATTATCGGAGCAAAGACAGACGCTTTCGACAGCTTAGACGAGGCATGGTCACAGTGGATGGACGCTTTAAGAGCCTGCCGAACAAAGCAGTATGTGCCTGAATGTCTTATCCCTCGAAATCCAGAAACCTGTCAGCCGATATCGCCAAATTCCTTTGACAACCGATTTATCACCGTGGGCAACGATATGTCGGAAAACGGCAACGGCAACAGGATTTACACCGAAAGTCCGCAGATTCAGCACGAAAGCTATTTAAGCTCATACATCACCGCACTTGACCTTTGTTTACAAGGTGTTATATCTCCGTCAACGCTCGGTATTGATACCAAAAAACTCGATAATGCCGAGGCACAGAGAGAAAAAGAGAAAACAACTCTGTATACAAGACAGAACCTTGTTGAGCTCACCGAGAACGCTATGCGGAGCCTTGTTGAAGTTGTACTCAATGCAGACAGTGAGCTTAACGGCAAGGGAATTGTTGACGGAATAGAGGTATCCGTAAACTTTGGTGAGTACGCCAATCCGTCATTTGAAAGTCAGGTTGAAACCGTTTCAAAAGCAAGACAGGGCGGTTTGATGTCTGTTGAAACCTCGGTCGAGGAATTGTACGGCGACAGTAAGTCGGACGATTGGAAAGCCGAAGAGGTACAGAGGATAAAAGAAGAGCAGGGCATTGCAAGAGAGGAAGAAACCTCGTCATTCGACGATTTGGCAGGACTGACAGATGAGTGATTACGATATCGGAAAAGCCTTTGAAGAAATCGAAAATGAACTTATTGACAGTATGATGCGCAATTTCAGCCGTCACAGGGCGGAAGAAGAAAAAGAGGGCTATAATTGGACCCAATGGCAGGCAGAACAATTAAAGGCGCTTGAGGAGTACCGCAAAACGAACGCCCAAAAATTTGGCAAGCAGTTCAAGAGCATTAACAGCAAGGTTGAAGAAATGATACACACCGCAAGAGCCGACGGCAACGCAGAACAGGAAGTGAAAATCCTCGAGGCTATTAAGAACGGCTTTACACCGCATATGCCCACAGGAGCAAGCACAGGCGAGTTTTATAAGGTCAATAACCGTAAGCTCAATGCTCTTGTAAAATCGACCACAGACGATTTGAAGAGGGCAGAAACGGCAGTCCTGCGTATGAGCAATGACAAGTACCGCAAGGCGATTTTTAACGCTCAAGTCTATGCAAACGCAGGTGCAGGCACTTACGAAAAAGCAGTTGATATGGCTTGTAAGGATATGCTAAACGCAGGGCTGAATTGTGTGGAGTACAAGAACGGTGCAAGGCACATGCTTTCAGACTATGCGGATATGGCAATCAAGACAGCAAACAAGAGAGCCTATCTAAGAGGCGAGGGCGAAGAAAGAGCTAAGTACGGGCTTTCGCTTGTTGTGGTAAACTCAAGACAGGGCGGTTGCCCTGATTGTGCAAAGTATATAGGCAGGGTGTTTATTGATGATGTGTATTCAAACGGCAAAAAATCGGACGGTGATTATCCGCTGCTTTCAACCGCCATAGCGGAGGGACTTTTCCACCCTCGCTGTAAGGACAGCACAAGCACCCACTACCCAGAACTTGACGATTTGAGCGGACCTCTCTCCGATGACGAGCTTGCAGAGCTTGACCGGCAAAGAGGACTTGAAGTACAGCAACAGCACGCAGAAAAGCAAGCCGAACGCTTTGACCGCAGGGCAAAATACAGCCTTGACGAGGATAACAAAAAGTTTGCTAAAGCAAGAGCAAACGAGTGGCACGATAGGGCGGATAAGTTGGCGGAAAAGGTTAAAAATGCAGAAGATATTTCGCCTAAAGCTGTTGCAAAATCTCAAAAAGGTGATATACTAAAAGAGGATAGCGAAGAACCTATCACTCCTATAACGGATAATGCTATCAACCGTGTTTGGAAAGTTAATGTTGACGGATATACGGATGAGCAGTGCATTGAAATTCAAAAACAACATAAAGACCTTTTGAAATATGCAAAAGAACACAACGAGGGTAACGAAGTTGCTTTTGTATTTAAAAGTGATTTGTCAGAAATGACTACTGAAAAACCAATTAAAGGTACTGATAAGGAAATAAATTTTGGTTCGGCTCTTCACGGAAAAGATTTATTTGTTATGCATAATCATCCAAGAGATAGTAGCGTTTCATTCGATGATTTAGTTGAGTTTATCGGAAGTGAATCCATAAAAACTATATCTGTTGTGAAGAACAATGGCGGAGTAGAGGTTTTAATTAAAAAGAACTCATATGACAAGTTGGACTTACTTACCAATCTTGATAGGTTAAGAAGAAAAAATGTTAAGAGTAAGAATAAAAAACAATCTGATGCTGAATTTAGAAAGGTTGTTAGAAAATTTATTAGCAAATACGAAGAAGAGGAGATATTAAAATGGATAAAATAAATCATTCTTTGGATGGCTCAAATGAATCAGCCGTTAAAAAATTAGAACAGATGATTGAAGAAGAAAAGGCAAAGAAAAAAAGTACAGACAGTAAATCAGACTAACCGCTCCTTGTGAGCGGTTTTCGCATTAGAAAGGTGTATTTATGGATGAGAATTTTAAGATTATATATGAAATACTTAAGAAATTAGAAAACAGTATGGATATATCTGAATTTGATAACTCAATATTAAGTTACAAATCGTTGGAAATATCTAAACCAAAATGGTGTAGAATAATAAAAATGCTTTTTGACAGCGGATATATAACAGGAGTGAATGTGTGGGAGTCTTATGATTGTTCCTATCCGCAAGTTGAATTGACAAGACCCGAAATCACTTTAAAAGGTCTTGAGTATTTGCGAGAAAACTCTATTATGCAAAGAATGTATAAAGCCGCAAAGGGAATAAAAGAAATTACACCAGGTTTATAAGTTTATTATTAGCACTTAATCAATCGGATTGAGTGCTTTTTTAATACCAAAAAACTGAAAGGTGGTGACAAAATGAAAGTAAGAGTAATTACATCGTTCAACGACAAGACCGAGGGGTTTATTAACAGACCGATTAATGAAGTATTTGAGTGCTCCGAGCAGAGAGCAAAGGAACTCATTGACGGTGGTTTTGCGACAGAGGTTAAGTCCAACGCTACGGAAAATAAGCCAAACGCTACGGAAAAGCCGAAAAGAAAGACAACAAAAACAGCTTAAAACGCACTTGTGAGTGACTGCACAAGTGCGTTTTTATTGTCCGAAGACGCTAAACTACGGGAGACACCGAGCAAAACTGAAACAGAGAGACACTCTATAAACTGACTATGGGAGACACCCGATAACTGAAAGGATTGATAAAATATGGCAGAAAATAACCGAACACCTAACCCAAACGAACCACAGCCGACACCGCAGGGCAACCCTGCACCTGCATTTGACTATGACAAGCTCGCAAGCCTTATTACAGGCAAGCAGAACGTGACAGAGGACACGGTTTTAAAGTCATACTTCAAGGAGCAGGGATTGTCAGCAGATGAGATGAAACAGGCAATCGGTGCTTTTAAGGAGCAGAAAGCCAAGAACACACCCGACATTGCGAAAATTCAGTCGGAAGTTGAATCCGCAAACAACGCAAAGCTCACGGCAGAAGTCAATCAGTCGGCAACCCTCGAAGCCGTAAAACAGGGCGTAGATGTGGCAAGCATTCCGTATGTACTCAAAATGGCGGACTTTTCTGCAGTTTCCACAGACGGCAAAATCAACACAGAAAAGCTGACCGAGGCGGTTAAGAAAGTGCTTGACGATATTCCTGCACTCAAAGCAAAAGCAAGCGAAAACGCTGGCGGTGTTCAGAAAATCGGCGGTGACGGCAACGGCAACAAAAATTTAACAGAAGATGCCTTAAGAGGAATTTTCGGCATCAAATCGAAAAAGTAAGAAAAGAGGTAAATAATTATGGCAGTATTAGAATACGCAACTATTTTCAGTAATGTTTTAAGAGAATTGTACGGTCAAGCCCTTACTTGTGATGACCTTTACCACTCAAACTCTGACATTCAGATTATCAACGGTAAGGATATTAAAATCCCGAAACTCTCGGTCAGCGGTTATAAAGACCATACACGAGGTGCAGGCGGTTTTAATTCGGGTACATATTCAAACGGTTACGAAACCAAAACCCTTGACCACGACAGAGATATTGAGTTTGCTATCGACCCTATCGATGTTGACGAAACAAATATGGTAGTAACTATCGCAAATATTCAGACACGCTTTGAAAAAACACAGGCTATACCTGAACTCGACTGTTATACTTACAGCAAGATTTATACAGAAGCTAAGCGAGTTGGTGCAACAGTAAAAACTACTGCATTAACTGCGACGAATGTGCTTGCAGATTTTGACGATAACCTTGAGGCTTTTGCCGAAGCCGGTGTACCGCTCGACAGGGTTATTCTTTATGCGACACCACAGTACAAAAAGCTTTTGAAGAATGCAGAGGGTATTCAGAGAACACTTGAAATCAGTTCCGCAAAGGGCATTGACCGCCGTGTTCGTTCCGTTGATGATATTGATAAGATTGTAGAAGTGCCAAGCTCAAGAATGAAGTCTTTGTTTGATTTTACAAACGGTTGTGTTGCTGACAGTTCAGCTAAGCAGATTGACTATATTCTTATTGACCCGGAAGCACAGGTATCAAGAGTTAAGTATTCATATATCAATGTCTATACTCCGCGTTCTGACAGCCGAACAGCTGATAATTATATATATCAGAACAGAAAAGTCAATGGTACTTTTGCCATTGATGAACTTATGAAGCAGGGCGTAATCATTCACGCAGAGGCTTAAAGCGAGGTGAGCAAAAATGAAAGCAATTAAAGACAATAAGTCATATACAGTCAATACAGATGAGGAAGCTAAGACTTATGTATCTCGTGGTTATGATATTCAGGACGACAATGGTGAAATCAAAGAATACGGCTTAGGCAAGAAAATTTCTGTTGATGATTACAATACTTTGAAGAAAGAAAATTCAAAGCTCAAAGCCGAAAACAAAAAGCTTAAAGAGAATATCAAATCAGACACAAAGGAATAAATCTATGTTTGCGGATTACATTGAACAGCAGGGCGGAGATGAAAAAAGCATTATCTCCGCCGCTCACATCGACATTCTGACCTTTAACCGCATTGATTTTGAAAAACTTTCGGAAATGCAGAAGAGAATCATCAGCAGAGTGCATAGCAGACTTACTGCTTTTGAAGAAGAAAATGCCGATATGATTTCTTCCTATCTGAAAAGCTATTCAATCAACGGCACATCAATGGAATTTGGCGCAAGTTGGAATTTGATGTGCATAAGCGGTGTGGCAATTCCTGCGGACCTCTACTCTCTGCTTAAATCAACAGGGCTTTGTTATCCTGCAATATGAGGTGATATGTTTTGAAATTTCCGCCACTTGTAAAAAAGCAGTTCTGTAAAACTCCTGTCGAGGTCACAATCTACGGTGAGAGAATAACCGAGGACGGCTCTCCTGTTGTTGCCTTCCGCTGCGGAGAAATATACCCGTCAGACACCTTATTGCCGAACACTAATTTGTTTGCGGGTAATGCTCATTGCAATATGCAGTCAAAAGCAAAGACCATATACACAAAAGAACAGAAAATCGTGCAGGTGTCTGCAGTGCTGCTTTTTGACGGTGACATTGCTCCCGACACCCCGACTTTGAGCGCAGGCTTTGTAGTGCTTGACGGAGTAAAGCGTAACATCGTACAAGGTATTAAACACCGCAACCCTGACGGTACAGTGAATTATACGGAATTGGATGTGATTTAGTGAGCTTTTCTGTAACATCAAAAATCAAGCTGAATTTGCCTTTATTAAAGCAGCTTGATAAAGCACAGCAGACGGCATTGCGCAATACCACAGACGCATTGCTTACGCAGATTAAAAACAGTCAGGTTATGCCTTTTGATACGGGTAATTTGCAGAACGAAAGCACCTTTGCCGATTACGCAAATCTTGCCGAGGGCGAAACAAAAATCGTATCGAGTACACCGTATGCCAGACGGTTGTATTTTCATCCCGAATATAATATCAGCCGTGAGGAAAACATTGCCGCCGGCGGCAAGTGGCTCATTCCTTGGTTCAAGGGCGGTACACGACAAAACTTTTGTCAAAAGGCATTTGCACGATTTTACAAACAGGAGGCAGGACTTTGATTTATTTATCTGACATAAGGGACTTTTTAAAGACTGTCTTTAAAGCAGAGCATTACTACATCGGTAAACTCGATAACAAACAAGATAAGTCCCTCGGTGTGTACTCTCTCAAGCAGTCGGGTGCGCCTGTAAGGGCGATTGGTGACGAGAGTACATACAACACAATCAGCGTGTCTTTACTCTTGCATTGGAACAACAACGCAAAGGAAACGGAGCAAGCGGCACGCAAGCTGTTTGAAACACTATACAGCATTAAGAATGTTAAAATCAACGAACACACAATTTATATAATCGAGCTGCTCACCCCTGAGCCTATTGATGTGGGTACAGATGACAAGGGCATATATGAGCAGGTCATTGAAGTTAAATTTTACTATGAAAGGAAATGATATTATGGCAGTAAAAAGCGGAGTTTATCCTTGCTACGAAAATCAGTTTGCAATCGGTAAATCGGGCACAGACACAGTCACAACTCCAATTGCAAATTGCGAGGAGTTCTCGGTGGCATTTGATAACGGCGTTGAGGAATGGACAGCATTTGAGAACGAGGGTTGGAAGTCAAGACTTATGACAGCCAAGAGCGTTACAATCTCTGTAAAGGGCAAGCGTACAATCGGTGACGCAGGCAACGATGAAATCGCAGAGCTTGCGTTTAAGAACGGCACAGCCGCACAGCTTCCGTTTAAGTGGACTTTCCCGAACGGTGCAAGCGTACTCTTCAAGAATGCGGTTATCTCTGTAACAGCAAACGGTGCAGCCACAAGCACAAGTGTTGCACCTCTTGAATTTGAGGTTATGTCAAACGGCAAGCCCGAATACACACCTGCAGCCTAAGGAGGTATAAAGTATGTCAAAAATTATTGATATTACAAACAAACTTAATTTTGACGAAAAGCCAAAACTTGTTATCAAAGGCACAGAAATTGAGGTCAACAACGACGCAATTTCTTTCATTAAGACGGTTGCGCTTTTTGACAGCGAGGACGGCGTAAAAACATCGGACATTTTATCGGCTCTTGAGCTTCTTTTTGATGAGGAGAACAGAGAAAAGATTGCAAAACTTCATCTCTCGTTTGCCGACCTCTCAACTGTTATTAAGACAGCAACAGAGCTTATCGCCGACAATGACAGCGAGGGGGAAATTCAGACCCCGGCTACGACTTAATAGATGATTTCGACTTAATCGTATCGAGTTTTAAGTCAGAGTACGGGGTGAGCATTTACTCCGAAGATTTTAAAAAGATGACTTGGGCGGAGTTCAGCTCCCTGCTGTGTGGCTTGGGAACTGACACGCCTCTTGCGAGAACGGCTCAAATTCGCCTTGAGAACGATGAAAATGTTTTGAAGAACTTTACATCATCTCAACATAAAATACGCAACAAGTGGCGTTCACGCACAGCAAATAAACGCACGCAGGCTGACATAAACACAGCCTTGCATGACTTTGAAATGATATTTGCTAATATGTAAATATTGCATACAATTTTGTTTATTTTTATAAAAATCTTGACTTTTATGTATATTTTTGGTAATATAAAGAAAATGTGAAATAAAGTAACATTTTATTATAAAAGGAGAGATACAAATGGAAAATCAAAATACTGTGCAGACACAAGAAAACACAAAGTTTTGTAAACATTGTGGTGGGAAAATTGCGAAAGAGGCTGTTATCTGCCCACTGTGTGGATGTCAAGTTGAGCAAATTACAAATACACAAGGTACACAACCTATTGTTATTAATAACACTAACAATAACACAAGTGCAGCCTCTGCGACAGCGGTCGCCAATGGTGGAATACAAGGAAAACCTAAAAGCAAATGGGTAGCATTAATTTTATGCTTTTTTCTTGGATATCTCGGCGCTCATAAATTTTATGAAGGCAAAATCGGAATGGGTATTCTTTATCTTTTCACCGGAGGTTTATTTATCGTTGGTGTAATTATAGACATTATTGCTTTGCTCGGTAAATCTAATCCGTATTATGTTTAAGAATGTAGCATAACAACTAAATAAGCTAATTACAGCGTACATCTTCGGGTGTGCGCTGTTTTTATACCACAGGGTGTAGCATTTTTGCAACGCCCTTATTTTTATGCAGAAAGGATGTGAAACATATTGGATAACACAACCGTGGGCGAAATCGGCTTAAATCTTGTACTGAACAGGCAAGGCTTTTCTAAATCGCTTAATGCAGTGCAGGAGCAGGCAAACAGCGTAAGCAATAATATGAAAAGCTCACTTAAAAAGCTCGGCTCTGCCATTGTTGCTGCGTTTTCGGTAGCGGCGATTAAGCAGTTTGGCCAGCAGTGCATTGAATCGGCGGCACAGGTCAATGCGGCAAATTCTCAGTTTGAGCAGACTTTCGGTTCAATGGAATCACAAGCAAAAAGTGCAATTCAGAGTGTTGCAAAGGAAAGTGGTATTCTCGAAACCCGATTGCAGGGTGTGGGAACGAGTATTTATGCTTTTGCAAAAACCACAGGTATGGACAGTGCCAATGCATTGAATATGATGCAAGAAGCTTTACAGGTAACAGCCGACAGTGCTGCATATTATGACCGTTCACTCGAGGACACTGCAGAAAGCCTTAAATCTTTTCTCAAAGGCAACTTTGAAAACGACGCCGCACTAGGTCTGTCTTGTACAGAAACTACAAGAAACGCAGCGGCCAACAAGTTGTACGGTAAATCGTTTACGGAACTTTCAGAATCACAGAAACAGCTTACTTTACTTGAAATGGTAAAAGACGCAAATAAACTTTCGGGTGCTATCGGACAAGCAAGCAGAGAATCAGACGGTTGGGAAAATGTAACAGGCAACTTAAAAGAGAGCTGGAATCAGCTCCTTGCGGTTATAGGCAAGCCAATTTTGCAAGTAGCAACGAATATTGTGCAAAAGCTTTCTTCGGCTATCGCAAAACTTACAGAGTACGCCAAAGGGGCGATAAATGCGCTTTCAAAGCTGTTCAACTGGGACGGAGATGATACAGCAAACAGCATTTCAGCCGCTGCAAGCTCGGCAGAAAATTTGACCGATGAGGCAGAAAGCGGTTCAAACTCATTAGAAAGTGTTGCGGATAGTGCAGAAAAAGCAAAGAACAGCGTTGCAGGTTTTGACAAGCTGAATGTTCTCACTAAATCCGATAGCGGCGGTTCAGATGCTTCCGCAAGTGATACAGCAAGCAGCAGCGGAACTTCTGTTGCAAATGCTGTTGTTAAAGATACAAACAGCGGCGTTTCGGGTGCTTTTAAAAATCTGTACGAAAAGAGCGGATTTAAAGGTTTTGTGGATAATGTTCAAAAGGGCATTAATAAGGTTGATTGGTCGGCTATCGGCAAAAATTGTGAGTCGATATTCAAAAATTCTGTTCCGGTAGCTCAAAATTATCTTAAACAGGTGCAAAAGGTCGGTAAATCTGCATTCGGTGCGGTAGGTTCATTTGTCGGCGGAGTGGTACAGGTTAGCGGTAAACGGCTGCAAACACTGACGGGCGGTGTTGCAAAATGGCTTGATAGGGACAAGAATAAAATCAACGGCTTTATTACAACCATTGGCGACAATTTCAGCAAAGGCTACGATAATTTATCGACATTCTTTGAAAAGGGTTTTGATGTCATCGGGCAGAGCGTTGACAGAGTTCGCCCACAAATGGAGGACGCAATTTCAAATCTGCTCAGCGGTTTTACAGATTTCGGCGGTGCGGTCGGAACGATTTTCTCGGAGGGCTTTAGTTTAGCTACCGAATCACTTGTAAAATGGATTGACAATGACGGTGCAACTATCGGAGAATTTTTTGACAATATTCAACTTCAAATGGCAGATGTTATGAACTTCGTGGGCGGCGTATTTTCAGACATCGGTAACTTCCTGCTTGGCTGGTGGGACGGCGAGGGCGGTTCTGAGATTTTTCAGAATGTGTGCGATATGTTCCTTAATATCGGCACAACGCTTATGAATGTTTATAATGATTGGATTATGCCTGCGTGGAATTTCATTGTCGGAGTATTTCAGTCCGCATGGACAGATTGCCTTAAACCGATTTTTGAACAGCTATGGACTGTTTTCGGCAAGGTTTGCGACTGTATTGCAACAATATGGAATAATTGGCTTTCCCCGCTTGTGAACTTCATAAGCGATACATTAGGCCCTGTATTTAATACGGTACTGAGAAATATTCAAAGCATTTTTGAAACAGTATTCAGAGTTATAGGCGATGTTGTGGGCGGTATTTTAAAATCGTTCGGCGGTCTTATTGACTTTATAACAGGTGTTTTTTCGGGCAACTGGGAAAAGGCTTGGAACGGTATCAAAGACTTTTTCGGCGGTATATGGGACGGCATATGGGGCATTATCAAAGGCTTTGTTAATCTGATAATTGACGGTATAAACCTATTGCTGACAGGTATATATACGGTTGTAGCCGCTATCGTTAATACTATCGGCGGTATAGCTGACGCAATCGGTTCGATTTTCGGGCAGGAATGGGGTTGGTCAATGCCTAACGAACCTGTTCTTATTCCACATCTTGCAACAGGCGGACTTGTCAAAGCACCGACACTTGCGGTAGTCGGAGATAACGCAGGAGCTAATTCGGGCAATCCGGAAGTTATTGCGCCGCTTAGCAAGCTACAAGGTATGATTAATACTTCTAACGGCGAGGATACGGTAATTCTCGGCGAAATTCTGTCGTATCTTAAAAAGCTGTATGAGATGTTCGTAATATTCAGAAACAATGGCGGTAACTACTATCAGTTTGTCGCTGAAATTAACGGCAATGATATTTTTAACGAAATCGTAAAGCAAAACGAACTTTATAAAAACCGCCATAACGGCAAATCGGCATTTGCGTAAAGGAGGTGCAGTATGTCAAATTATAAAGGTTATTTACTAAAATTCGGAAATACCGAATTTCCTAATAACTATTTCGCTGAATATTCGTCAACACCTGATCAGCGTATGGACAATGATGCCGAGCGTGACGATAACGGCAGTTTACAGCGTTCAACACTGCCGACAGGTAAGACAAGCATTACTTTTTCTACCCACATTCTGCACTTGAACGAGAAAATCAATATGCAGAATATTATTAATTCTGGAATCGTGAACACAGTACAACGCAAATGTTATGTTACCTACTGGAACGATGAAACAAACTCATATGACAGCGGATATTTCTATATTCCCGATATTGAGTTTTCGGTTATGGACGCAAGCAAGACAGACATCCGCTACAACCCGATAAGCATTGAACTTATTGAGTATTAAGGGGGTGCGGTATGATAAATTTAACAGATGAGGTCAAAAAGCAACTGTTGAACGACAGCTTGCAAAGGGAAATAATTATCAGCTTTCCTGACGACGATATTCCCAACATCACGGGCGAGAATATTGTATCTGAAAGTCTTGAACTTACGCAGGCAATCAGTGACGGCAAGGAGTTTAAACTCGGCGGCTGTATTGCAGGTCAGCTTACTGTAAGAGTGATAAATGTTGATACAGAGCTTAACGGCAAACGCATTAAAGTTATAATGAAACAGTCATACAGCAAGGGGCTTTTATTTCCCTCCGATACAGTATTGCCGAGTGCAGATTTATATTGCGGTTCTCAGTCTGGAGTTATTGAGATGTCGCTATTCTGCGGTACTGTCAACAGCTCATCAAGACAGAAAAACAGGGCGGTAAAGGAAATTATCGCATATGACGATTTATATCTCGCTTCACAAAAATACGTTTACAACTACTTTACAAGCCTTGCGATTTATTCGCCCAAAATAAGTTTATATGACTTGAGAGTATATCTCTGCAGCAGCTTTTTAAAGGATTATGATTACGAAAACGAATTTACAGGCTTTAATGACAGCAATGAGCTGTCGCTGAAATTGGATCTTGTAAAATCGGTTTTCAATGACAAAACCACGATAGCGGACTTGTTGAGTGCGTACTGCGAACTTAATGCTTGTTTTGCAATTATGAGCGGAGAGGGCAAGATAAAGTTTATTCAAATTTTAAATCCTAAAACCGAGGTCGTTGACAACTACAGCAACCTCGACTTTGAGGAATACACAACACGCAGTATTAATCTTATTAAGTTTAAGTACAACAAGGACAGCTATTTTTCGTACGGTCATACAGAAGAAGAAAAACAAAGTTGGTATATATCGGACAACATAATTACTGCTTGCTGTACAGACATTGCAGGTATTGTTACAAGTTTTAACGATAATAAAGATAACAACTACATCTTTTACAATTTGTATGCTTACAGGCCTTTTAAAGCTGATGTTTACGGTAGGTGGTGGCTCGAATGCGGCGACAAGGTGAGCATAAAAACAGGCTTTACGGACACGGAAACGGTCGACAGTTTTATTCTTGAACGAACGCTGAAAGGCACTAACGGCATGAGAGTAAGGCTGACGGCAGAAGGTACAGAATATTCAGGAAAGGATGAGATAAATGAGTTACAGCAAAATTAATTGGGTTGACGGAGCTGTTCCGGCGCTGAACGCAACAAACTTAAATCGTATGGACGGCGGTATCTACAGCAACAGTGTGGATATAGCAGTAATGGGCACTAATATTGAAACACTTAGCCATAGTGTCGTTGAAATCAAAGAAAGCAATACAAATATCGAAAAGCGTATTGATGACACAAATGCAGCAATCGAAACCGCATCTGCAAAAATGATAGCAAAAGACTCTTTGCTCAATACATCTACAAG